AGCAGTCTTTACTTCTGTCATCTTGGGCATTAAGGCCCAGTCCTGGATGTCTTCTTCGTACAAATATGCATATGCAAGATATCTGAACCTATGGACTGATATAGTGTGACCTCTGAGCTCAGCATAGTTATTCTTGATCAGCTTTGGACTGTATTCAGTGGACTTCGGCATGACAAATTGTACATCTACAATTCCTGTTAGCCGCTTGAGGGCATATCGCTTCAGCATAAATTTCAACCCTTCATACTTGTCGGTTATAATTGCTGCTAAAAGGTATCTCATCCGGACGTAATCGAAATTGACGTTACTATCAACCAATCCGAGAGCTGTTATAACCTGCTGATTTAGCTCAGTTGTGTAGTGCAATGATCGATTCATTTCAGACCGGATATACGTTATCGTGTTGAATCTCATGTTGGGTATCCTGTGTAATATTTCCCCCCCAACTTCTGTCGGTGCATAGAAGACAAGGTCTTGGAAGGTTTGACCAGTAAGTGTGGATAATGAGAGATTGCATGCTTTTACGCAATCCAGAAGTTGAAGATCTGACTGATTGTTGGACAACATGTTAAACTTCATAAGAAACCACTTTGTAACTGCTACTAGTCGTGCAGCCAGTAACTCTTCCTTGTTCCCCAACATCCTATCATCATCAAGCAGCTCGCCCTTATATAGGGTCTCATTGCCAACTTTCGGATCGTCAAACACTTTTATCCCATTCACATAGTGTTTAGGGCTACACCTTCTTACGCTCAATATGGCATTAAGACTGTCTGTCTCTTCGAATTTGTTGTCATACAGTATCTCTTCTACCGGTATCATTTTAACTCTAGGGAACATTGCTATCTTTCTCTCAAGGAGGGCATCGACTATATCTGTCTTCTCTGTAATCTCTATGAATATTGTTCTCCCAAGCATCGCAGAGATCCTTATGTTCTCTATTGTTCTGAATGATATACTTTGCCTGAGTCGTCCTATGTTTCTAACGTTTGACAGTAATCCAGAGCTTGTTTCTACTTTGGAGAGCAATAAATCAATGAAATGGCATGAGGTATTCTCGTGATAGAATTGTGATATCCTTGCATGAAAATTGTTTCTAAAGAGTTCAAGATAATCACTAGCCAGATCTTCTCGCTTATCCGATAACTCAAACAATTCTATAACGGTCTCGTTTGTTGTTTTCCTTCTGACCATACTCTTGATGGATTGCCGAATACTTGTAGTTGCTGGACATACCTTATTGTCATTTTGCCATGTCGACGACAACAGCCGAACTTCCTCTAGGTTCCGCTGAATGTCCGTGTCAATACTTAACACAACTGTCATGTACTGGAGAAAGAATTTTGGATTGCAAGAATAATCTACAACCCATCTATGGAGATAACTCAGAGATTTTGAGAATCCACTACTGTGACCTGATAACATCAAATTTATATGGAGTGAGCCTCCTAACCCTCCCAGGTTGCATGGTAGGTATGTCCAGAAGAACAATAAATCTTGAATGAATTCATCGTAAATTTGTAGATACAAGACCCGGTCTGGACTATCTGCTAATCTGGATTCTGCTACAGGACAACCGTATATGTCTCTCATTGCTGTGGTAAATGTATCATCATTCATTGATCTTGGATTTCTGAGAAGGTATCTTGCAATGTCGTTTTTGACAGCGGTGAACACATCATTGTCACTGGTGGGATTCAGGTCTGCCTTGTCATCCTTCGTGTAATAAAGGAGATTGGACAGCTTCTCTGGTAAATGGATAGTTGAGATAATACTCTGGTCGGACGGTTTAGAGAGGATCATCTGTGGCAGGCGAGAAAGAAGCAAACCCATTTTATAATTTTTCAGGTATGAGCAGGCTTCATGGTGATTTGTCAATTCCATTGACGACGATGCGGATGATGATATGCCGGCTATCTCTAGCTCTTCTGAGAATAACATAGCGTTGTTCCCCGCACTGACTGAAATTAGTCGCTTCAAGGTTGAATCCGCACGTATACCATCCGCATAATGTTGTCTAAGCATTGTGATTCTATGTTTTGAAAGAGTGGTTTGCGAGTACTTGACTGTCATTCCAAACATGGAACAATGAGCCATTATTTTCCCAAATACTGACTTCACCATAGCTTCTGAGGCTTGCGGTATCTTAATAATCGCGTCAACATCATCCGAATATACCATTATTGTCTGGACGTCTAGATCAGTCATGACTCTTAATAGCTTCATCATTATAAGTGTGTGCAGTGTCCACAATGGATTCACCCATCCCTCGATCCCTCCTAGTTGTCCTTCGGACACAGTCACATCGTCAAGGTACTCATCATAGTGATAAACAGTCAAACTTGAAAAGTAATTTGGCAATTCTCCCCAACCCTCATGACCGAACAATTCACCTATAAATTCACAAAGTTCCGATGTGTTCTCGTATTGCATGGATTGATTATGACCCTCAATGTCAAGTAACAGAGAATAATTATCTTTCTGTGCCAGTTGTCGTGATGCTTCATGTATAATTGCCTTCCTTTTCTTGTCCGTCGGTGTCATGAGTTGTTCATCAAAGTATGATAAAGCCTTCTTCATCTTTGTGGCGACAAGACTTAATCCATGTTTGTTTTCCAGTACTGCGTTTCCGAATAATCGTGCTTCTACCTTCTGTTCTCGTTCTTTCTCAATCAGTCTGGCTGCATTTGGTATGGCGACTGGCTCTCGCCTTTGTCTTGTCTTAACTATACGTTTCGGGAGCGGTGTCAATATCCTATTCTCAAAGAAGTTCTGCAGTTTATACTTCTTCTTTTCTATCACTTGAAGCAATTCCTTTCTACTGTCACCAGGTCCGAAGGAAATCGTAGACTTCAATGCACCTTTGTCCTTTGCGAATTCTAGGGGATCATCAGTTAACGTGTTATCCATGCAGTCGAAAATCTTCATGTCATCCCACCAAC